CTCCAAAGTGTTGGTCAGTGATACATGCTACCTTCATAATTTAAGTCTCCAATTCATCTTCATATATTCAATTTGATCAGGTATATATTCTCGAGCAATAAAAAATAAAACCGGAATCCAGAATGCTGACATTAAAAATCCAACACACCTCATTTGTCTTTTTCAAAATAATCCTTAATGACCTCAAAATATTCTCTTACCTCTGGTATATCTTCAACATCCTTTAGGTTTATTAATTCTGTTATATCTAGATTCCGGATCATTGATCGTTTGATGTCAGTTTGTTTATTTTCTTTTTGGATTCTTCTAATGAAGGCATAATATATAATTTGGGTAAAATAAGAAAAAGGATTTTTTGATTTTTCTGGATTAAAATTATGTGCATATGCTACACAATTTTCTATTCCATCTAGTATCATTTCATCTTTATAAGTATAATTCCTAAAATTAGTTTTATTTGATAAATTTTGGGCTATTTTAATAAAGGATAGGGCTATGGATTCAGATAATCTAGGTTTTCCTAAAGCACCATTAGATGCTTGATGTTCTAGATACTTATTTCTATACTCCGTCATTTCTACTAAAAATTCTTCATTATCGACATAGTGATTCTTCTCCACCATTATTTTTTTCTCCATTGATATTCTAAGGGCCGATTACGAATTCGACTGGCCTAGTCCCTGTAACTTCAGGGATCCTTAATGGATTCGTATTATCACCCCGACCCGGTTTCTTCCCCAACTTATTGCTGCACGACTCAGAAGGGTGGATGCAATGATATCATTATCATTGGTAGCCTCTAGTACCCGATAGCTTACGACTCAGACGGTACTGAAATTTTTGAGTGCTTAATAACCATTATACTCCAAACATAATGGTTTGGCAAGTCAAGGTAAATTGATCTTGGTTATCTTGACGTTAAATAATTCATTAGAATAAATGGAACACCTTTCGTTGAAGTGAAGCATTCCAAAGTTCTTTTTCTTCCCAAGGGAGAGATTGTCTGCAATGTCATAGACATTACAAACCTCTTTTGATTCATGGAGTCTAAGTCCACGACCAATGGACTGAAGCACACGGACCTGTGATTTACTGGGCCATGCGAAAACTATGTTATGAAGATTCTTAATATTAATCCCGGTTGAGAATATAGCGTTAGATGCTACTATTATCACATTATCATTTTCCTCGGTCAGGGTTCTAGTCGCTTCCCTCTCATCAGTCTTAATGATTCCGGATATATACCTGACATCTTTAGTTGTCTGTCCCTTGATAGCGTCACAAAGTGGAATCCCATGTTTCTCAACATATTGAAATAGGACCAAGGTGTTACCCTTCAGGGATGCAGCAAGTTTGACAACAAAGTCATTTCTCGCCTTATTTGCAACAAGATAATCACACTCCCCCCTGTAATCTGTGGCCAATTTTGCAATTCGTTTGTCTGCATCCGAATGATTCAGGACCAGACAATTGATTTTCAGATTGGAAATATACTTTGAATCAATGAGTTCCTTGGTGGAAATGATTCGTTTTGGTTCATCAAATAACCCGGTAAGAGTCATTTGATCAATTTTTGATGTACTAAGTGTCCCTGTCAGACCAAACCGAAACTCACAAAACGACAGTTTCTCCATGATTCCAGAGAGACTTTTAGCCTTTGCAAGGTGAGCCTCATCGACAAAGATTGTGCCGAACTGGTCAAAGTAGTTTCTTTTTTGACGATAGAGGGATTGCCAGGTGGAGATGTAGATGCGTTTCTTTGAGGTCTTTTCAAATCCAGCGGTGATACAATGACAATGCGTGATTGCATCAAACCCATAGTCCCTGAAATCCTTGTGAAGTTGAACCACGAGGTTTGTCGTTGGAACGAGAATCAGGATTTTCTTCTCCATCATCTCCATGTAATATCGAACCAGACAATAAATGATTAGAGATTTGCCAGATGCAGTGGGGGAAAGGAGGAGAGCTCTAGAGTGTTTGATTGCATGATATATTCCATCAAGTTGATATCCCCGTGGTTCCATTGGAAGTTCAAGTGCCTTGACAAATTCTTCCATTGTCCCCCGGTCTATATCCTTTGAGTTGTCAAATATAGAGAAGGTGTACTTCTTGTTTCGTGCAAACCGAACAACAGCAAACCGAAGCCCAAAGAGAATCAGGTTTCCGTTTACATTGAATAGACGAATCTTTCCGTCCCACACCTTGTTTTTAAATGCAGGCATGAATCGGGCACCCGGAACGGGTAGGGTGAAATGTTCAGAGAGTTCTGCTCCAATATCGGAATCGCACTTCACCTCCACATAGACATCATTCTTCTTAACTATAATAATGTCAGTTTTATTATTGGTGAATAACTTCACGACCCAGCTTGGAATTTTTCCCAATCAACAATGGATTTGATAACCCAGTTCCTATTGGAAATTGATTTCAATATTTCTTCAAGAGATTTCACAACAAGTTTCTCGCCTTCAAGTTTTGTTTTTAATTTTATGATATCATCATCCGCCTTGATAAAGATATCAACATCAGAACGAATCACTTTAATTGAAAGTGGGTTGTCCATGTAGGCATCAGGTTCCGCCTTACCTAGATAATAAAGCCACTTCTTCTTATACAAAACATCATATAAAAATTCTGTTTTCTTCAGTTTTGCGTATGCAACGTTTAGCTTCTGGAGGTATTCTCCGTGAAGGTATGGTATTTTTCCTGCTTCTTCTGATAATTTTGTGCGGTCAATTGGTGGTAATTCAAACATTCTCTATAGTATATTCAGTAAATGCAAATGTAGCTTCAGTTGTTACAAACTCCTCCTCTGTATTCTCCACTGTGAATGAGATTCCACCAAGTGATGTTGGAAAGGAATCCTTGAATGAGAATGTCAAGAAGTGAACGTTTGCATAGTTATAAACAAGTAGTTTAGAATCAGAAAATAAATCATTGGTATTTGAGTGGTCAGCCTTCTCCAAATCTTTCAACCAATTTGAAAGGAGGATATAATTTGTCATTTCAGAATCAACCCTAAACGATAGGGTGAGATCCGAATAAACAATCTTATCCCCCGGAAATTTGATTGTAGAAAACCTATTTGCCAAAGGGGAAGCATCAACATCCATAGTTGGTAAATCTGCCGTCGCAACAAAAAACTCAACGTCTTCGAATTTCTTATTGACAAATTTATAGGATGCATTACTTAAAAAGTTCTGATTCATACTGTTCTCCAACTACTATTATACTCTTATTTATATAGAATGTCAAATCCCACGCAAAAAGAAAGGGGCCGAAGCCCCTTCCTAAAACCAACTTTAGTATAAAACTATACTACACCATCAACCTTGACTCTGCGATAGTAAACGTTAGCGTTTGCACCAGCAGTAACGAAAGGATTGTCAGCAATACCATACCGAGTCTTGAAAGCAATCTTCGGCTGGAATGTCTGTTCACCCATTGCACGAACCATCTGCAACGGAACATACGGGCAATAGAACATACCGGCATCATAAGCAGATGCGCCACGATACCCAACTACGAAATAATCGCCAGTCGTGTACGGATCGACAAATACTTTCATGGAACCATTAATAGTACCAACCATCGTACCAGCAGTAACATCATGAGTCCCAAGACCAACACCAGCCCACTGGATAGACCCGATCTGTGCAAGAGCGGATGCTACATTAGAGGAGCAGATAAGGATGTTACCTTTACCACGACGAGTTTCAATACCAATGACGTTAGCTTCCTTTTCAACCCAATGCGAAAGTCCCTTGAAACGTTCAATAGACCAACGACCATCAAAGTCGGCAGATACCAATTCACCAGCAGTTGTCGCACCAGCAACACCTTCTTTAGCGTTGATGTAAACACGACGAACGATTTCCCGGTTGATTTCCTGCAAGATTTCCTGACTCAGAATGTTGGCCAGTTCACCTTCAGCGTCAAGACCATGAACCTGTTTGAGGTCATGTGCTAATTCCATCGTATACTCAGCTTTCAAAGCACGAGTTACCGCAGTAACCGTAGTCTTTTCAATACTGAATGCCATTTCTGGGAAATAGTTACCAGAAGCGTCACCAAGAGCTTCACCAGTTGCCGTAGCTACACCAGCACCAGAAGTGAACGTACCCGGAGATGAGTCATTCAACGTACCCGGAGCGGTTCCAGCATGAGTCCCACCACCAGAGAAATCCGTATCGGCTTCATCGAAGTGTGCTTCTGCTCCACCCTGAGCTGTATAACGAGACTTCATTGCAAAGATCAGACCAGTAGGTCCGGTCATCGGCTGAACACCACAAATATCATATGCGATAAGGTGAGGCATTGCACGACGAACCAAAGAAATCAGGATCGGATCGAAGTTTGCAACAGCTGAACCAGTTGCGTTAGCGGGAGCAGCTTCCATAAGAGCCTGTTCCTGCATTGCCTTTTCTTGGTTCTCCAAAAGAACCGTGGTAACAGACCGGCGATACGGATCCTTAATTTCAGGAAGATCCGTGTGTTCGAGAACCGGCTGCCATTTTTCATTCAATTGTTCTGTTTTGAACATTGTTGTTTCTCCTTAGTTTTACTTAAATTTCGTTATGGCAGCAGTATACGCTGACATCGAATCACTCCGATCAGCAGTAGAGGTAGAATTGGTATTGAATGTTTCCAAATCATTTACTACTGTTTCGGTAGGAAAATACTTTTCCTTAATGACCGTGAGTTTCTTTTCATATAATTCACTTGTTTCAAAATCAACATTCTCAGCAAGTTCTTTAAATTTCTCCGACTCTGTAACCGTGAGGTCACTAGACAAACTTAAAAGAATTTTTCCCTTCTTCGATTCGTTGAGTTCCTTCGTAAGATCCATGATAGACTTTTCAGAAACATTCAACTGTCCTGTAAGGTCTTCAATTTCATCAAACTGTGATTCAACAATCTTGAATTTTTCTTCTGGAATATCAATAAAATTCTCAATGAAAAGTTCTTTAATTCCATCAAGGAAATTTTCTGACATTTCAGTCTGAATAGAATGAGTAAGAGCAACTTCGTTGTCCTTGGCCCACTCAGATACCGCATAGTTCAAAAAGTCATCGACCTTTTCAACCAAACCATCTTCGATTTTTGCAGTAGCTTCATCTAACTTACCAGCAAATTCTTCTTCCATCTTATCGATTTCAGAAACTAATCTACTCTTTACGGCAGATTCAAAAATCGTAGTAGCTTTGAACTTAAAGTCATCAGAAAAATCTTCGCCTTCAAGAAGTGCATTGACATCAACAGACATATCGATTTCCAAAGATTCCTTCCGAGATTTCTTAGCCTTAACAGACTCTTCTTCCTCTTCTTCGTCATCTCCTTCTTCGTCATCATGCCCGAATTCTTTCTTCAAAGATTTCTTAGACTCTTTAACCTTCTTACCCTTTGCGGATTCTTCAGGTTCGTCGTCTACAACCTCATCTTCGTCTTCGTCTTCTTCTTCATCTTCTTTGACTTTAGGTTTCGATTTCTCGACAACAAGCTCGTCTACAATTTCTTCTTCAGCCACAGAGACTTCATCTTCCGTTATCTCGATTTCTTCAGATAACTCGATTTCGTCGTTTTTGACCTGATCCATTGTTTTCTCCTAATTTAACTATTATTTCTAATAATATACTGTTATTTATAAAAAAATAAATTATTGTAATATCATAGAGTATTTATAAATTTTTCGAACAACCTCATTGTCTGTTCTTCCAATTTACGAGAGGGTGTACGCATTATAACGTCACGATAACCGAGGATATCGTCATACACCCATTCTGCATTTTCCATAATCCCCTCTACAAATGCAGAAGGTGCTGATGGATCAGCAACGATATCAATTGTACATAATCTAAAGTCTTCCTTTACATAGGAAGTATTTCCTTTCTTAGCAAGGGAACCGAGCCCACGGGACGATACTCCAAGCTTTACTCCACCATGAAGAAGACCTTTTACAATCTCTCCCATTGGTGTATTTAGAACTTTAGCCTTCCCACGAAAATCTTTCCCATCTGCTACTAGAGAAGTAATAAGATGACTTGCTCTTTCAGGATTAATCGTTGGGGTAGCAGGATGATTGAGTTCACCGATTGCACGTTTACCACTAATTTCTTCCTTGACAAAACGATTAACTTCCTTTGTCAAAATATCTTTTGGGTAGAACCGCCCATTCCTATTCTTTATATCACTTTGCATAAAGATACCCTCAATATACAAATCCTTACCTTTCCCTTCAGTGATGACGGAAAGTTCATGATCAACTAATTCCGTTATTAGTTTCATGCGTCTGTTTCCTTTTTAGTATACAAATTCGATCCAACCTCTTTCCTGA